TGTCCAGTAAGTTCTTCCCAAGTATATTGTCTATATTCTTGCCAATGAAAGTTAAGTCCACGGAATCCCCATTGAAATAATTCAGTCACAGCAACTAGCGGGTGCTGATCATATCTAATGTCAGGAGTCTTTGCATTGTAAACAAAAGTGCAGATTGTTCCTACATCAGGGATGGGTGTAACAGTATCCTTCAAGAGATCCATAATCTCCAACATCATATCTTCCTGATCATTTGTGCCGTTGTTGATTTGGTTTCCTTCTAGACGATTCATTTGATTCCTAGTTCATTTTCGGTTATGATCTTGAACTCAACTCCATTATCTAAACAAAACTCCTTTGCTGCTTTCCACTTCGCTTGATTGACTGCATACATCTGGCACTCATAAATGTATGATTTAGTCTGTCTCTTTGGTCTCTTTGGTGGAGTAGTTTGTTTCTTTGGTTTGACCTCTATCACATAAGTCTTGATCTTACCAGTTGACTCTTTGACTTTAATCAAGTAGTCTGGGTAATACCTATGGATACGATTATCTACTGGTGACACATAAGGAATACTAAACTCTTCCGATGCCCATGATATAATATTCTCATTCAAGTCACACCACCTACACATTTTGCGTTCCCAACTACTCCGACATATAATGTTGTTGGGATTACCTTGATATTTCTCAGGATGCGATGGTTTATATCTACTCTTAATACTCTCTGCCATCTCTTATACATAATATATAAGGTCAAATAGTATTTATAAATGCCAACACCAAAGTCGGTATCACAAATTAAAACACTATTATTAAGTCCAGCACTGACTTCTCACTTTGAAGTGGAGATTGGCATACCAGAAGATCTTCAGGTTGCTTTAGGTATAAGGCAGGAGAGACTTAACTTAATGTGTTCTGAAGCATCTTTACCGGGATCGCAGTTGACAACATTAGAAGCAAATAATGATAGAACTGGCGTAACTGAGAAGCACGCTTATAGAAGATTATTTGATGATCGACTTGATTTGACATTCTATGTCGATGCTAAAGATTATATACCGATCAAATTTTTTGAAACTTGGATATCATATATTATGAATGAAGATTCAAGTGAAACAAGAGCAAAAAACTATGCATATAGAGTAAAATACCCCGATGAATATATTTCTGATCAGGGTTTGATTGTAAGAAAGTTTGAGAAAGACTATACTTCTGTTTTAGAATATGAGTTTATCAGATCTTTTCCATTGGCAATTAATTCAATGTCTGTCTCTTATGATACATCTTCATTGTTAAAGTGCACAGTATCCATGTCATATATTCGTTATATATTAAAAGGAATCAAAGCTCCTGGTACAGGAAACATTCCAGATTTCGGTAGAAGAGCATTTGCTGCAAACCCCGATATACCATTTTCATTTAATGCTGATTATGGTGACATATATGATTCAGATGCAATCAATGCATATGCTTCTAATCTTAATGTAAATCCTTTTACAGCAGAAGGACAAGCAAATTTTAATTTCGCCTTCAGTCAAGGACTTAATTTAGACATCACACCACCTCAATAAATAATCATACTGAAATCTTTATAAGATATTATGCCTTTACCAAAAATTGCGACTCCTACATATGAACTTGAGTTGCCATCCACAGGACAAACAATCCAGTACAGACCATTCCTTGTAAAAGAAGAAAAGGTTCTTGTCATCGCTCTTGAGAGTGAGGATACAAAACAAATTACAACTGCTATTAAGTCAGTAATTAAAAACTGTATTCAAACAAGAGGAATTAAAGTAGAAAATCTTCCTACTTTTGATATTGAATATTTGTTCCTGAACATTCGTGGTAAGTCAGTTGGGGAGGAAATTGAAGTTAATCTGATATGTCCTGACGATGAAGAAACAGAAGTTTCTGTAATGATTAATTTGGATGATATTAAAGTTCAAAAGAGTGAAGATCACACGAATCAAATTAAAGTTGATAAAACAATCATGATGGAGATGAAGTATCCATCTCTTGAGCAGTTTATCAAAAATAACTTTGACTTTGAAGATAAGAGTGCAATGGATCAATCATTTGATCTGATTGCTTCTTGTATTGATAAAATTTACACAGAAGATGATGTTTGGGTTACCGCTGATTGTACAAAGAAAGAGATTACAGATTTTCTTGAGTCAATGAACTCTTCTCAGTTCAAAGATATTGAGAAGTTCTTTGAAACTATGCCTAAACTTTCTCATACAGTTAAGGTAAAAAATCCAAATACAAAGGTCGAGAGTGACATCGTTCTGGAAGGGTTATCATCTTTTTTCGCCTAGGCATGGTACACATGGATTTGTTGAATTACTTTCAACTTAATTTTGCCTTGATGCAGTACCATAAATATAGTTTGACTGAGATTGAAAACATGATGCCTTGGGAACGAGACATTTATGTTGCCCTTCTGCAGCAGCATCTTGAAGAAGAGGAATTAAAGAACAAACAACAAAATGCGTTCAACTAAAGCACTCTCACCATCAAAGTTTTTTGGAGGAAACAGATACGCATCGTATCTTGATGAACTTACCTCCAGTGGAACGATTGCGGGTCAAAGGTTGTCTCCTGCTGAAAGAAAAGAAGGATTTAAAAAGAGAGCAGATAAAATAAATTTTGAGAAGTTTGTCAATAAGGTATTAGAAAAGAAAACTGGGCCCGCCATGGGTTCTACTAATAGAGCACTTCCAGGCGGTGGTCGCGGTGGAGCGATAGTAAAAACGTCTGGAAATGTTGCTCAATCATTCGTTTCTAGTCCAGTTACAGAAAAGACACAAGAAAATTTAGATGATGTTCTAAAGGGTATCGATTCCATCTTAGAAACCCTAAGAGCAGAACAAAAATTTAAGAAACAAGTTGTAGCAAAAGAGAAAAGAAAACAGGAGAGGGAGAGGAGATCTGCATCTGAAGATAAGTTAGAAAAGAAAGCATTCTCTGGTTTAGGGAAGGCAGTATCAAAAGTATTAAAACCAGTAAAAAGTATATTTGATAAATTATTTGATTTTATTTTTACTGTTCTTATTGGCAGAGTTCTTATAAAACTTATTGATTGGTTTAGTGATGAGAATAATAAGGGAAAAATAAATGCAATTGGTAGGTTCCTTAAAGATACTTGGCCTGCTATTTTGGCAGGATTCTTGTTATTTGGAACTGGACTTGGAGGATTTCTCAAAGGTTTAGTTGGTTTAGTTACATTTTTCATACCTAAGATACTTAAATTAACAGGCAAACTTATTAGCATTGCAGTAAGGAATCCACTGAAGACACTTGCAGTTGCAGGTGTCGGTGCTCTTGGTTATGCAGCGTATACAGGCACGCAAGCATCTAATGATCCAGAAAGAGCAGCACAAGGTAAGACTCAGTTAGATGATAACATAGAAAACCTTGGCAACATGATGCAGAATATCTCATTCTACAGTGCTGGTGGTAGAGTTCCTGGTTCTGGGAATGCTGATACTGTCCCTGCTATGCTCACTCCTGGTGAGTTTGTTATGAGTAGAGGAGCAGTTAGTAAGTATGGTGTTGGATTTATGCAGGGTATCAACTCTGCTGGTGGTGGAGGTAGAACATCTAAACCAGGATATTATTCCTCTGGTGGTGAAGTCCCTCCAAATGAAGAACCTGGTGCAAGAATTAGTCCAGATGGAACTGCAAGACCTAATATTTCTGCCTCTGGTGTAGCAAAATCTAGTGGAAGTGGTGGAACTTTAAGTTTAACAGCACAAGATTTCAGAGACCTTGCTTATATTGTGAGTGCTGAGGCAGCAAGAAATACTGATGACGAATATGGAGTCGCTGCAGCAGTTCTAAACAGATTAACAGATCCAAATTGGCCTAACACAATTGCTGCTGTCGGATCACAATCAGGTCAGTTTGAAGCAGTATATACTGGCAAAGCATACGACGATCCAGAACTTGCAAAAAAATTAGCATCACCACAAGGTCAAGCAAAGATAGCGGAAGCACTTAAAATATTAAACGGAAGAACAGATTTCAAAGGACAATCTCAACTTGGAAATAAGGGTTCAACAGATCCGATGTTCCACCCTAGTGGTAATTTCTATCACTATACTTCACAAGTTGGTAAGAGTGATCCCGTTCCATCAAACCCACCTCAAAACTGGAGAAGACTTATAGGAACTGGTGGACCTGCTGTTACATTAGCATCTACATCAGGACCTAGCACCACCTTATCAAGTGGTGTCACTCGTGGATCTGGTAGTGGATCATCATATAGTGGCAACATAACTGCAGCGAAACCCAAAGCATCAGTTAAACCACCATCACAAGCTGACATCAAATCAATGTTAGATAGTATCAAACTTGCAGTTGATGCTCCAATGTCTATCACTCCAAGTCCTGGAGTAAGTCTACCAGATCTTAATGCTGCTGTGATGCATGATCCAAGAAAAGTAAAAGTCTTGGGGATAGGGTAAATGAAATTATTACCAGGGACAGCACCAGGATCATCAATTGTTAAGGTAAAAACCACGAGGATAGGTGCTGCTAATATTTCTCCAAGAAAAGGTAAAGTCTTGGAAGCAAAAGTTAAAATAATTGAAATTAATAAAATTCTTAAGGGTTCTCTTGCTGCAGAGAAAAAACAAGAATCAGATAAAAATAAAAAAGAACAGGCAGATAAAAGAAATAAACGTGAGAAAAAGTTAGAAACAACGAAAGAAGAAAAGAAAGCAGCACCTAAACTTCCTTTACCTAAGGTTCCCTTCTTTGATAGGATTAAAAACTTTATCGTTAATACAGCGTTGGGATTTGTCCTTACTCGTCTTGTAGATGAGACAGGAGCTATCAAACCAATTATTCCTTTTATTGCAAGCACTTTTGACTTCATTGTTGACTTTGCAATTGGAACTCTTGATAACGTCGGAGGATTTCTTGAAAAGAGTTATGAATTTATTGATAGCACTAGACAATTTGCTGAAGATAGATTTGGACAGGAAGGTCTTAAGAAGTTTGATAATTTCTTAGGAGCAGTACGAAATTTATTCAATGCTGCTCTAATTGTTGCAGCAATAAATCAAAGAACTAGACCTGGTAGGACTGATAAACCTAGAAAACCTAGTGGTCCTGGTAGGACAGGAGGTGGTACAAGTAGGCCACCAACAGCAGCAGAAAGAGTTAGAAGTTCACGCATCAGAAATGTCCAGAGACGATTCGGTCCTGGTGCAAGACAGATATATGAGAATGCATTAAACAATGGCAAGACTCCATCTCAAGCACAGGCAGCAGTAAATAGAGCTCTAAAGAGAGGTCAAATCACTGCTAGACCTGGAGCAAGTTCGCTAGCATCTAGAACAGCACCAAGAGGTAGTATTCTTAAAGGTGGTCTTAGAAAAGCACCAGGTAGATTAGGAACTAAACTCCTTGGTAAGGCAGGAGTCAAGCTGGCGAAAGGTATCTTCGGTAGGATACCAATCCTTGGTCCCATTGTTGTTGCTGTTGCATCATTACTTGCAGGTGAACCTCCAGGTCAAGCATTATTCAAGGGATTAGGTGCCGCACTTGGTGGGTTACTTGGATCATTTATACCAATTCCCATTGTTGGAACTCTCCTTGGAGAAACCATTGGTGTATTTGTAGGTGATCTTTTATATGAACTGATCCGTCCTGGTGGTGGACCAGATAAGGCAGGTGCTAAATTCATGAGTGCGATGAATGGCATCATTGAAGGTGGTAAGGCAGTAGGCGAATGGATAGCATCAGGATCCAAGCGATATATCAAAGGATTCCTTAAAGAATATCACAAACCAATATTACCAATTCCTGGTGCAAGATCTCTCGCAACTAACGCTGCTAAAGCATTAGGACTGTATGACTTCTTAAAGAGTGCTGGTTATGCGGGAGGTAAGGATGGTCAGATAGACAAGTTCCCTGATTTTCTACAATTATTAAATCCATTTGCAACAATACCCCTCTTAATAAAATCGTTCTTCCCACCAGCAAAAAATCCACCTAAAGAAAGTGATGAGGGATTTAATCTTTCAAAATTCTTCTTTGGTTCAGATTATCAAGAAGGTGCGAATCAATCACCAGAGGGACTAGGAAGACTTAATGTTGGTGCAGTTAGTGGTCAAGGTATCGTCAATATTGGTAAAGACTTAGCAAGTAAAGGATTTGCTGTTGCAGAGCATCCAGATTTTACTAAGGATACTTCTGGTGGTAGATTCACTCCTGGACAAGGATATGTTTCTGATGTTCATAGGGGTAAGGGCCACTATGATGGTAGGGCACTTGACGTTACAGATTTCAGAGGGTCTCTTGAAGATTCCAAAGCAAGATATAGATCTGTGCTTGATAGTTTGTATCAACAAAAAGATAAATTGAATATCAATATGTTAATTCATGATAGTTGGGGTGATTATTACTATCCAAACGCATCTAAAGGAGGACCTTCTTCTCTTGGACACCCAACTCATATGCACATTGAGACCAGAGACAAGGGTGGTATGATTGGTAGAGGATTGTTTAGAAATAAATCAGGCAAACCTGAGATGGTGCTAGATGCTGATACCACTAAAGCACTAGAAGATAACGTTCCTGGATTCCTAGATGCTTTGAACAAAGCAGATTATTCTGGAGCACTTTCTGTTTTGAGAAATTATGCAGGTTATGAAACTGGTGGAGTTCAATTCATACCTGTCCCTATTCCAATGAAAGATTCTAAATCACAGTCACCAGCAGGTAGAGGCAGTTCTTTAAGAATGTCCACAATGAGTGCAGGTGAAGATTGGAATCAAATTCTTTATGCAAACGGGTAAATAGAAGTAAGAGGTAATACAACATGACAAATACTCCGGTACTATCAAAGAATGCAGAACCTGCATCTATTAATAAACTAACTATCTTTTCAAACAATAAAGATGGTGAGGTTGATATATCAAATGGTATTGTACAATTTCAATATTTTGAGAGTATTCTGCAGGATGCAATTAGAGCAACAGTAGTCTTTGCTGATACTGGTAATTCAATAAATGGAAAAACTGCAATTGAGGGTCTGCCTATTGTTGGCACTGAGAATGTAGAGTTGGAAATGGTGGACAACAATGAGCAAAAATTAAAATTGAAACTGTATGTTAATAAAGTAACTCCGATTACTGATAACTCTACCAAGTCTCTTGTCTCTCTTGATCTGGTATCTAAAGAGTTCATTCTTAATGAAAAAGCAAGATTAAATAAGAGATTTGATGGTAGAATATCTGATCATATAAGAAAAATTTTGACAGATGGCAACAGAACTGGTTTAGAGACAGAGAAAAAACTAGACATTGAAGAAACTTCTAATAACTATAATTTTCTAGGTAATAACAAAAAACCATACTATACAATGAACTGGTTGTCTAAAAGATCTGTATCCGCACAAAATCAAAAAAGTGGGGAGAGTGCTGGATACTTTTTCTTTGAAACTGCTGAAGGATTTAAGTTCAAATCAATTGATGGATTGCTAGCACAAAAACAAAAGAAGTCAATAATTTTCAATGAATCTCCAGATAGAAGTGATACTCCTCCAGGTTATGATATAAAAGCTCTTGGATTTGAAAAAGACAACAAGATAGATGTTAAAAACAAACTAGAGCAAGGGGCATTTTCCACAAGAACAATTCTATTTGACCCATTTACGTGCTATTATGAGGTAGTAAACACTGATGCAAAATCAAAAGAACAATATTTAAAACTTGCTGGCAAAGAGTTACCAAAATTCAATCCAGAGTTTAATTCTCAAGATCCTAAGAAAGAATTTTCTAGATCAACTTACTATCTTTTAGATACAGGAACTCTTCCATCTGGATCAACTCAACAGCAAATTGATAAAGCAGCAGAGCAAAATTTTGAGATTAAAAAAATTCTAAATCAAGCAATCATGCGCTATAATCAATTGTTCTCTTCAATGGTTACCGTTACAACAGCAGCAGACATCTCTTTACATGCTGGTGATGCCATCTATGTTGACTCTCCAGAACTTGCAACTGATACAAAAAATGATAAGGTAAGCAGGCAAAGTGGTGGTCTATATATTATATCAGATATGTGTCATCATTATACTCCCAAAGGAACATTCACTCAACTGAATTTAGTTAGAGATTCCATAGGGAGAAAGGGAAATCACACAACCAATCGCACTTAATAATCATGAGCGAAAAATCTATTCAGCAACACATCAACGACGATAGGGATCTCCTAGAGAATCCTACGTTGTCTCCACAGATGCGTCGTCACACCGAGGATGAACTGGATCATCTGGAGAAATATCAGGCAGCTCATCCAGACGATGACCATGATCCAACTGCATTTGAAATGTACTGTGATGAGAACCCAGATGCAGACGAATGCAGGATCTATGAGGACTGATGGAAGGAGGAGCACTATTTAATCCAGGATTTTTAGGAGGTTCTTTTTTATGGTGGATTGGTCAGGTTGCTGACGATTCAACTTGGAGGGAGAACATCAGAGAAGGGAAACATAAAAGTTCTGGAGACATTCCTGGATGGGGATACAGATATAAAGTAAGAATAATCGGTCTCCATGATCAGGGTGAGGGTTCAATAGAATCTGATCAATTACCCTGGGCACAGGTCATGTATCCCATCACTTCAGGTGGTGGTCAAGGTGGCGCATATCAATCACCTTCTATTAGACAGGGTAATTTTGTTTTTGGATTTTTTCTGGATGGTCAGGATCAACAAGTTCCTGTCATCATGGGAGTTCTTGGTGCCAATGCACAGGTTGTAAAGTCAACTCTAAATGGATTGAGTGGGGGTGAAAACTTTACTTCACAAAGTGGTAATGCAAACTCTGGTGATGATTCAACCAAAGTTGTTTCAGATAATGATCTACTAACAGAAAGACCATCTGGTGTAACTCTTGATGGACAACAAACGGGAGGTGATAACCCCAACAATCCTCCAACATCTAATGTTGCTCCAACCAAAGAATCTCCAGCTGCACCTCATCAGGAAACAGTAGCAGATAAAAGAAAAGATACCGTATTGAAGAAAAAGCGTCCGATATGGTGCACGGATCCAAGGCAAACTTCTCCAATGAAAGGTATTCAAACCATCATTGAAGATTTGCAAGAAAGAATTCAAAAACTTCAAGAAGGTCTTCAGTCATATGCAGATGCAGTTCAATCTGGTATTAATGTTGCCAATAGTCTGATTAATCAAGTTAATGAAATTGACGCTCTCATTAAGGATGCCTCTTGCGAAATTGCAAAGTTTTTAAGAACTTTGATTGGTCTGGTTCAAGATTTTGTTACAGACCTGTTCACTAAAGTTCTACAACCAATATTTAAAATTGCACCTCCAACAGTCAAGATTGAAATTCTTGATAAGTTAGTGAAAGGGCTGGAACTAATTGAGTGTTTATTCAATGCAATAGGTCTCAAGTTATGTGACTCTGCAGAAAAATCAATTAAAAATTCTTTTGCAAGACGAGCACAGGGAAGACCAGCACCAGCATCGGTTCAACCATTCTTGACTGATCAATACGATGATATTCCTTGGTTTGCTGATATAGGAGATGATAGATATAATCCAACACCCATGTGTTATGTTGAAGAATTAGTTGGTGAAGTTTTGGGAGAAAACTTAAATGACATCATTAATACTTTTGATGCTGCGAGTTTACCCATCGTGAGATTTGTTGAATCATCTATAAATGATGCGGGAGGACCAGGAACATCTGCAGCAGGTTCATCTGGAGTTAGACCTAGAGATCCTTTACTTCCAAACATACCAAACCTCCCTAGTATTCCAAGCTTTGGTGGTCTTGGTGCATTAGGTGGAGCAGGATTTGATATTGGATCTGCACTTGGATTTATTAGTGCTATCTCTGGTATCTTTAGTTGTGATCTTTCATTGATTTGCTCTCCAAATGAATATCATACTCTACAAGAAGGAGGAAGTGGAGCACCGTCAGAAGACCAACCTAGTTCTGTTGGTGTTGCAAAGGCCGCGCAGGCAACAGCGGAATCTCAAGAACCTGCAACTACATCATCTGCAAGTTATAACACGCCATGAAAATAATACCACCTTCTATAGACCTAGTAAAAGTAGGATACATTGGAAAGACTGAGGGGTATGTTCCTGGTTTGACAATTGCTGAAGCAGAGGAGCACGAAAAATCATATCCAGGTACAACATATATCTTTGTTGATGCAGACGCAAATATTAGATATCTAAAAATAGAGCAGGTAAGGCAACTAACAACTGCTAGTTTGCAGAGAACTCCCATTTGTGACACTGGACCAAGAGCATGTGGACCACCATCAATTGTTTTTATTGGAGGAGGAGGAATTGGGGCTAAAGCAAATCCCATCGTAGATAGAAGTGGAAATTTACTTGCTGTTGATATTGTCTCTGGTGGGTATGGTTATACAACCGCACCTACAGTCCGAGTGATTGATCCATGTGACAATGGCAGTGGTGCAGTTTTAAGACCACGCATGAAAAATGGTCAAGTTGATGATGTAATCGTTCTTGATAGTGGTAGAGGTTACTTACCACCAAGTCAAACAGTTCCACAATATCCTGCTAGAATTTGTATAAAAGAGATACTTGTCACAAATCCAGGTTTGAATTATAATTGTGGTGTAGATGAATTAGTCGTAACACCTGATAATGGTGCAAGATTAACATATAATTGCGATTCCTTTGGCAGAATACGATCTGTCAACATTGTTTCTAGAGGTTGTTATTCAGAACTTCCTACCATCACGATGAGGAGCACTACAGGTTTCAATGCATCCTTTGTTCCTCTCTTTAGTGTTACTAGAGATCCAGAAGTACCAGAAGAAATTCCCACTACGGGAGTTGTCCAGGTGTTTGACTTGGTTGGTCTTACTCTTCAGGGATATGTTGATGGAACAGAGTATTATGGAAATACATTCTTTGAAGCAGGTGTTAAATATGCTGGTAATAGAAATACAGGCATTATTGTTTATGAAACAAGAGCGCAAAGTATTGGTGCAGCACCAGTTGAAGTAACAACAACACCTGATACTGATGTCACTGAAACTTTTGCAACTCCAACTCCAACCACAACTGACGTAACTACACCTA